ATACATTCGCCCGCGACGCGATGCCGGAACGGTTATCAGGCAAATGATACTGGTCGCGTTGGGTGCGATGGACATGATGGCCGATAAAGACCGGAACGTTTTCGAGATGCCTTATGACAAGGGCGAAATGCTCAACTTCGCGCTGTACGATCTTCGCGCGCGGATCGAAAAGCTGCAGGCCGCAGTGGATGCCAAGGCGATCAAGGGCGCTGTCAAGGGTCGATGAGGACGGCAAAATCATCGTGTTCACCGGCGAGGTATTGCCGTCGGCCGGCACCGACAACGAATGGGATAACATTCGGTGAAGCCTCCTCGCTACACCCCACCATTTCGTAGACGCCACGGGGAGGCCGCGGTTCTATCTTCGATTGCCCGGTCGCAAGCGTGTGCCGCTCCCTGGCCTGCCGTGGTCGCCTGAGTTCATGGAAGCGCGCGAACGTGCCATGAAACAGGATTGGACGGCACCAGAGATAGGATCGAGTAGAACCGTGCCCGGCACCGTGAATGCGGCGCTGGTCGGTCACTACCAGACCAGTGCGTTCACCAGGGTTGCGAAAAGTACGCAGCAAAATCGCCGCGCGATCCTGGAACGTTTCCGTAACGATCATGGCGACAAGCGCGTCGCACTGATGCACACGCAAGCGCTGCAGATAATTGTGAACGGCAGGACGCCGGCGGCTCAGCGCAACTTCATGAAGGCAATGCGTCCATTTATTGACCATTGCCTCTTGATGAACTTTATCTCCGCCGATCCGCTTATCGGCATCAAGTTGGCGAAGATGAAGAAGACCGGCGGACATCACACCTGGACGGAAGATGAGATCGCTCAGTACGAAGCCCGGCATCCGGCAGGCACGAGGGCGAGGCTCGGTATCACAATATTGCTGCAGACAGGTCATGCGCGCTCCGATGTCGTGAGGATGGGGCGGCAGCACATCAAGAGCGGCAAGCTTTCGATGCGGCGCCAGAAAACAAACGTGGCGTTCGACATTCCGGTACTCCCGGAGTTGGTCGCGGAGCTGGAGCTTCACCCAAAGACGGAACGGCTTGCGTTCTTGGTGACCGAGCACGGCAAACCCTTCACGGCCGCAGGTTTCGGCAATTGGTTCGCAGATCGCTGCATTGAGGCGGGAGTACCGGGAAGGGCGCACGGGTTGCGCAAGGCATCGGCCGTCCGACATGCTCTGAACGGCGCAACAGCGCCCGAACTGATGGCGTGGTTCGGCTGGAAGACGATCGGCGAGGCGCAGCGTTACATCGAAGAAGCGAATCGCATCAAGTTGGCGGCGAGTGCCGGCGCGAAGATCATTTCCGGAACATCCGGTGAGCCAAAATGAAGCTCAAGCCGTTGAAAAGACTGGAGTGAGAAAATGAGATGGCGATCCCGGCAGGTCTGCCACTAAGACACGCTTCAATAGGTTAGCTGGTCCAGCATCCTTAAACGCGCCCTTTGTGCTGCAATGGCTTTTCGCCCGAAGGTCCAGCACGAAGGTCATCACCCACAATCCCACCCAGAAAAGCAAAAGCCGGTTCGGGGGCGAATCCGAACCGGCCATTTGGACTTTCGCGTGATGCGAGCAACCTTCAAGTGTGAGCAAGGTGTGAGCCATGCACAAACAATCACGTAGCACCGCAGACTCCCTTATACAAGCGTTCGAGCGTCGCATCGTCAAGGCAACCTATGCGGCGCATCGGCGCGATCAACGCGACAGGCGCGTCAATCCGATCATCAAGATGGCGTGGCTGCGTCTCGCTGAGCTGGAGCGCATCTGGGCGCAACGCTACGGTCGAACCTTGCCCGATGATGATGCCGGTCGCGACGACCTCTTCATTGCCATGAGCCACATCGCTGGTGCGGGCATCGATGTGATGCACAGGTGCGTCACATGGGCGAAGACGTGGGCACCGTGGATGCCGAAAGAGCAAGCCACGGCACTGGCCGAGCGCGTGATCGCCAACCCGCTGCGGTTCAGGGCGGCAACGCTGGGCTGGCGTGTTCGCCTAACCGAAGCCGAGCGAAGCCTGCTTCAAATCCGGACCATCCGCGCCTTCGACGCCACCGAAGACCCGGTCGAGCGGCGCAAGCGTCTCGATCGGGAACGAAAGGCCGCCCAGAGAGCGCAACGCCGGGCATCCCGATCAGAGCCGGTCAGCCGTGCCAAGCCATGGGAAGCCGCAGGCATCAGCCGCCGCACTTGGTATAGGCGCAGGGCAATCGGTGGCACAAGACCCGTCCGCAGTACATCTGCGGCCAATACTGCGGACACACTTAGCGCCACCGCTCGCGGCCACACCGCGAAGGGGACTTCCAGTGAAGGTCTCTCGGTCACCATCGAGGTTCCCAGCGGACATCTGCCAATATGGATGCTGGGAAAGCGTCCCCTGTCCGAACTCGACGAACCTCTCATCCACCTGCACCTCACCGAAACCGGCCTTCAGCAACCATGGTTTCAGGTGCTTCATATTCCATCTGTCAAACCCAACCTTCTGGATATTGAAGCGACCGAACTCCTCGAACAAAAATCTGGCGACGTACTCGTAGCTCACGGTTGGGCCGGGCGTCAGCTTCATTAAGGCCTGCTCGGCCCACAGGTCATAGGGCACGCGATCGGCCCGCGACTTCTCGTGAATGCCTTCGCTCGGCAGCCAGAACGTCGCCGCCACGTTCCACCTGCCATCCACCTGTCCGATCTTCACCCATGCCGTCAGGTCGGCCACGCTCGACAGGTCAAGCCCGGCATAGATCGGCACGCCAGACAAATCGGCCACCTCGGCCCCGCACGCCTGCCACGCAGCCCGCGTCACGAACGGGGTCGAGGCGACCACGCGCTGGTTCAGGATCAGGTTCCGGTACTTGGCCTCGCGCGCTGGCATGCGCTGCGCGGCCTTCGCCGTCTCCATCACCTCCTGCGCGTTCAGGAAGTCCCCGTAAGCCGGGTTGGCCTTCCTGATCATTGCCTCCGCGAAGGGAGGATCATCAAGCGGCGCGCTATAAAGCGAAACCACTGTCCTCGGATCATGTCCCGCCAGCGCATCGTCGATAAGGATCGAAAGAAGATCGCTGTCGCGCTCGGCCTGCGTTGAAATAATAATCGATAGCGGATGCGCCTGCGCGCCCGCTGCCGGCTCCAGTGCGTCATACAAATCGCTCCGTGGCCCGACAACCTGCCCCAGCTCGTCATGAACTATGAAGGCCGGAGACAAGCCATATGCGGTGGTAGCTTCCGCAGACAAGGCGCGGTACGTTGTCCCATAGTGCTCGCAGAGCAGTGTTTTCGTCGAGTCCCGGACCTTCACTGCCGCATTCAGAGCAGGCGACATCCGCACGATCTTGGCGGCCAGTGAAAACAAGATAGCGGCCTGATCCCGAGACTGTGCTGCGCTGAAGAGCTGCGCGTTTCGGTTCCTTTTCGCCAGTGGCCCGCACAGGTGCAACAGCAACAGCACTGCCGCGAGCGTCGTTTTCGCGTTCTTCCGCCCGAACGAGATGATCGCTCGCCGCGTCCCTTCCGGGTTGTCGTAGATTTTTTCGATCTCGGCTATTTGCGATATGTCCGCTCCTCGGGAGTGAACAGACGTTCGTGTCGACATGGGCCGTTTTCCGCCTGGTGGATTCCCCTGCCGATCTCGCCCGTACGGTCCTCTCGATGGTCAACGGGTAGGAATCCACGGGCGGCAACTTCTCGCTGTCTCGCGTCCGCTTATGCCCATCTCGGACGTGACGCGGAAGCACGAGAGGCGGCAACTCGTCTGCTTGAGGTCGATCCCGAGTTTACTGTAGGCGCGTCGATCGCTCGGGGCGGGCATTCAACCTCGAAGCTGATCATTGAGGGCCTTCGGAAAGCGGGGTTGCCCGAATGAGCCTGGCGCGCCCGCGGTGACGAGGTGATCGAATAGCGCTTTGCTGCGGCGCATGAGTCTGCATCTTGGCCGGAAGAGACCTTGCGGCGTCACGCTTGCCATAGTCCTCCCGCCATTTCGGTTGACATTACGTCGAGTTTCGGCACCCAGGAGCCGTGGAACCGTTCAGTAGCGCCCATGATCGCTGCGGTCACGGCGTGGTTCGAGGACAACCGCCGTCTTACCTTCTGCGCACCAGCTTTGCGTTACTAGGAGGTCCATCGATGTCGGGATCGGCGGATGGGCCACACAGAAAAATATTTACCGTTGTCGGACCGCTGCCAACTGGTTCGTTCTCAGGTCAGAGCAGACGTCCAATAGCCACATCTTTGGAGGGAGTTATGCGGTACTTGTGTCTCGTCTACGGCACTGAAGACAGCTT